TATGCAAATGGGTCCAGAAATATTTGCTCAAGACTTTGATGCTAGAGTTGACGTATTGCCCGTATCTGATCCAAACATTTTCTCTATGTCTCAACGTATTGCGTTGGCACAAACAGAGTTGCAAATGGTTCAGTCAAACCCACAGATACACGGCGGTCCACAGGGATTGTATCAAGCGTACCGTAAAATGTACGAGGCTCTTGGTGTGACTAACATTGATGGCATATTGCCACCACCACCTCCACCACCTCCTCCGGTTAACCCATCTAAGGAAAACCAGAACGCTCTTATGGGCGCTCCTTTGCAGGCATTCCCACAGCAAGATCATGAGGCTCACATAGAGGCTCATATGGCTGTTATGTCCACTCCAGCTATGCAACTTAACCCTAATGCTATTATGGCGCTACAAGGCCACATACAGGAGCACATAGGGCTATTAGCGGAAGCACAGGCTCAACAGGAAGTTATGAGCCAGATTCCACCAGAGCAAATGCAGATGATGCAACAGCAAGCGATGATGCAGCCACCTCCACCTCCGGGTCAGCCTCCAATGGACCCACAGCAACAAATGATGCAACAAGTACAGCCTCAAGTTGATGCGATGGCGGCTCAAATCATTGCTGATCTAACCGAAGAACTTGTTCAGGCTATGACGCCAGAAGAGCAAGGCGATCCTTTGGTGGATATAAGAAACCAAGAGCTTCAACTGAAAGCCGCAGATATGCAGCGCAAACAAGAAGAGTTTGACGCGAAACAGGCATTCAATGAAGAGAAAGAGCGCAGTGACGTACTCATAGCACAACAGCGTATTGATGTGTCCGAAGCCGCTCTGGACGACAAAACCAGAATTGCTGAAGAGAGATTGCAAACACAACGTGACATTGCTTCTCTAAACGCGATGAGCAAAGGATAGTATTATGACATCAACTGTTAGAGCAAAAATGGCGCAACAGGAAAAAGAAAAGAAGGTAGCCCAACGGCTATCTGAAACTCCTGTGGAAATGGTAAGGGCGCGTAATGAGGACGGACACTTCATCAAGGATGACCCAAGCACGCCAGAAAACGAAGCGTGGGTTGAAAAGCCAAAAGCCAAGAAAAAGCCAGCCGCAAAGAAAAAAGCCGCCGCAAAAAAGTCTAAGTCGGTTTAGTAAAGCGGCAAGACCCCAGAAGTTCCAAGGAATTTTCTGACTTTCTGGTATTTGTACTTGTGTTTCCCGTACATTAGCATACTATATGTTGTATGGACGCACTTAATCTTGCAGAATATTTATACAAAAGCATACGCGAGCGCGATGTGCGTCTTAAAGATAAGCTCGCGGATGGTTCGATACAGACCTTTGAGGAGTATCGGTACATAGTAGGTGAAATACGCGGCATGGCCTACGTTGAAGATGAACTTAAAGCCGCGATGAAAGGCATAGAGTACGCAGATGACTAGCAAGTTATTTGTGCCTGATCACGTTGCGAAGGCAGCGCAAAAGGCCATAAAAGAAAACCCAGTGATGCCAAAGCCTATCGAAAATGCTTTTGGCAAAAGCTCTGAAAACAAAAACGAAGATGATCCATCACAGATGGAGTCTTCATCACTTGAAAGATTGCCACAGCCGACAGGCTATCGCGTTCTTATCATACCTTACTATCCTAGCGAGAAAACAAAGGGCGGCATTATTGTGCCAGACGCGGTTCGTGACCGTGAATCTTTTGCTACTGTGGCGGCTTATGTCGTTAAATTAGGTCCTGATGCTTATGCAGACACCCAGAAGTTCCCAAATGGTCCTTGGTGTAATGAGAAAGATTGGGTTCTTATAGGAAGATATAGTGGAAATAGGTTCAAAGTGGAAGGTCTTGAGGTTCGTATCATAAATGACGATAATATTATTGCTACGATTCTTGACCCCAAGGACATTTCGTATGTATAAGGTAAGGGAGAACAAGGAAAATGGCTATGGCTGAAGATATTCGTGAAGACGAAGATTTTGAAAATGGCGCATCTGTTGAAGTTGAAGATGACAGCAGTGACGACGAATATGAGGTTTCCGCATCGGATGGTGATGAGGAAGAAACCCGAACAAATGTTCGTAAAAAATCTAATGGCGACGATGAGCTAGAAAATTATAGTGAATCTGTTCAACGCCGAATTAATCAATTAACCGCAAAACGCAAGCAGGCTTCCGAAGAAGCTCAGGCCGCGGTTCAGTATGCTCAGAACATGCAGCAAGAAAACGCTCAGATGAAACAGCGTTTGCAGCAAATGAGTGTAGGATATAACTCCGAAACTGAAAATCGTTTAAAAGCTCAAGAGGTTCAAGCAACTCGTGCTTATACTGAAGCTAGTGAGGCTGGAGATTATGAAAAAGCTGCGAAAGCACAGCAAGCATTATCTCAAATAGCTGTAGCTAAAGAGAAGGTTAGAGTTCAGAAAATTAACTTGCAACGTCAACAGGAGGCCGCGAAGCAGGCCCCCCGAAGACAGCAACAGCCTCAACAGCAACCACCTCAACAAGTACAGGCGCAACAGGCTCCACAGCCTCGTGATCCTAAGCTAGAAGGTTGGTTAGAAAAGAATTCTTGGTTTGGAAATGACCGCATCATGACGCGTGCGGCTCAAGCAATCCATGAGCAACTTGTTTTGGAAGAGGATTTCGATCCTACGTCAGACGATTACTACAAAGAAATCGACTCTCGTATGCGCAGAGAAATGCCCCAAAAATTTAATCGGGAAAGACGGTCCAACGCTCAGACTGTTGCTCCTGCGTCCAGTGGACGGTCAGTAAAATCAGGGCGGAAAAAATCGGTTGAATTAACACCGGGTCAAGTGGCGTTTGCGAAAAAGATGAGGATTCCTCTGGATAAGTACGCAAAAGAAGTCGCAAAAATTGGTAATCGGAGGGATTAAAATGGCAGACAGGACACCACGCGAATCAAATACGCGGGAACGCTCAGAGCGTTCAATGGAATGGCGACCCGGCTCTGCCTTGGAAGCTCCCGAACCACCTATCGGTTATAAACACCGTTGGATACGCGAATCTGTAATGGAATTCGATGATAAGACAAACGTTCATAAGAAACGGCAAGAAGGCTGGGACCTCGTTCGCGCTGAGGAATATCCCGAATATGTAGGACCTGTAGTAGATGAGGGACGAAACGCTGGCATCATTGGTGTTGGTGGTCTTGTTCTCGCTCGTATCCCCGTCGAAATGGCAGATCAGCGGAATAAACACTATCAAGGTGTTTCTAAAAATCAACTGGACGCAGTGGATCGTGACTGGATGCGTGAAAACAACCCAGCCATGCCGAAGCTAAGTCCTCAACGTAAATCTTCCGTTTCTTTCGGACAGAAAGGACGCGGAAACTCTGAAGGAGAGTAAAGATGTCTAATCAAGACGCTGCTTTCGGCCTTCGCCCTATCAAAACGAGCACTAGCTCGCAGAGACAGAATCGCTATCGTATTGCCTCCGGGTATAGCACAGGTATTTTCCAAGGTGACTTAGTTCTTGTCGCCACTGACGGAACAATTACTCGTGCTCCTGCTGGTGGTACTGCATTGATTCTGGGCGTATTTAATGGCTGTTCATATGTAGATGCTAGTGGTGATATTATCTATTCAAACTACTGGCCTGCAAGTGCAACTGGGACAGATATTTTCGCAAATGTCATTGATGACCCAAGTGCAACCTTTGAAATCCAAGCTGACGCTGCATTCCCTGTAGCTGATTTGTTTGGCAATTTCGACATTGTTGATGCAACGGCAGGAAGTACCGTAAGTGGTAATTCTCGCACTGAGCTAGATGTCACAACGGGTGCGACGACTGCTGGTCTTCCACTTAAAGCAATCGACATTTCTCAAGACCCTGAGAACAGCGATGTAGCCACCGCGAACACTAATGTGATCGTAAAAATCAACAACCACCTGTTCAGTGCTGGCACTGCGGGTCTAGCATAAGGAGACTGAGTTATGGCTATTTCACGTTCACAACTCGTCAAAGAGCTAGAACCGGGTTTAAACGCTCTGTTCGGTATGGAGTATGATCGCTATGAGGGCGAACATGCTGAAATCTTTGACACAGAAACTTCAGACCGTGCGTTTGAAGAAGAGGTCATGCTCGTCGGATTTGGGAATGCTCCCACAAAATCCGAAGGGTCTGGCGTCGAATTCGACAATGCAAATGAAGCATACACTGCTCGTTATTCACACGAAACAGTCGCGCTTGCATTCGCTTTGACGGAAGAGGCTATCGAAGATAACCTGTATGACCGTCTTGGTGCTCGTTATACGAAGGCGCTTGCGCGTTCTATGGCACACACTAAGCAGGTTAAAGCGGCTTCAGTATTAAACAACGCGTTTAATGCTAACTTCGCTGGTGGTGACGGTGTTGAGCTTTGTTCAACAGCACACCCACTTGCAGGTGGCGGTACTTTCCGCAACGAACCATCAACAGCGGCTGATCTCAACGAAACTTCGTTGGAAAATGCGTTGATTGATATTTCGACCTTCGTAGATGAGCGTAACATGATTATTGCTCTGCGCGGCACAAAAATGATTATTCCACCACAACT